ACTGAAGGTAGAAGAATCAAAACAGTGCACATCCCTAATCAATTAAATCTTTTCTAATGAAAGCTAAAATCAATCGTACGAACATCTCTAATCATCTAGTTGAATATCAGCTAAACATGATTGGTAAGACAGTACTAGACGTGAGTGGTGATCCAATGTGGTATCATACCAATACCATGACACCAGAACAACATGAGGAATTCAAAGCGTATGCTATTCCTCTATTAAAAAAAATCTTTAAATTTAACAAAACGAGAGCTGAAGGAACATTTGGGTGGTTTAACCTACAATTTGGCTTGAGAATCAAATCTGAATTATTATGAACACATTTTTTATTATTTTATCAATCGCTGCTATTTTATCATTAGCATTCATCTATTATGCACTAAAAACTGCTGAAACACAAGATGAAGAAGTAAAAGAATCTATTAACAAGTTTCAACCTAGAAAGGTGACTTACATCCCTAAGAAGGATGTTATTAATTCTTTGGACAAACCTAAGAAGAAATATTACAAGAAGAGAAACAAGAAGAATAAACCAGCTGTCGCACAAAATGAGACAACTGAAAAAAGACCTGTTGGAAGACCAAGAAAAACTACTGAATAGTGGACTGGATATTAGATGATTGGGAATATCCCAATGATGAAATCTATGCTGTGGAAAGACAGAAAGACATTGAGGCAGCAATGTATCAATGGGAAGAACAGCAGATGTTTAAAACTAGACTACCTGCAATTATAAAAGTAGTAAAACCAATAACAAAAGATGAAGCTAAACGTAAATCCTCAGCAGTTCGAGGAGCTCATCAAACGAAGTTACAATCTTGATATAATATATCTACTAAAGCTGATAGACGAACAATATGATATTACACCCTTGTATAAGGACAGTATGAAGATTGCTTCTGTCTATCAGTCTTTAATAAGAAAAGGACTGATAACAGAGAATGATGATAAGCTCACAACAATAGGTAAAGATCTTTTAACATTTGTAGACACTAAGACTAGTGCTAGAATTATAAAGAGAAAGCCTGCCACAACAGACTTTGAAGAATGGTGGAAAGCTTATCCAGGTACTGATGCATTTGAGTATAAGGGGAAATCCTTCAAAGGTACTAGAGCTCTTAGATTGTATAAAGATGACTGCAGACTGAAGTTTGATAAGATTATACTAGAAGGAGACTATACAGCTGTACAGCTTATAGCTGCTTTGAATTATGAAATCATACAGAAGAAAGAGAATTCTATATCTACTAATAGTAATAGACTTACATTCATGCAAGGATCAGCTGTATATCTGAATCAAAGATCTTATGAACCATTCATTGAACTAATTAATGAAGGAGCCACAATAGACATTGCTCCACAAAAACCACAAGGAGGTACAGACATATGAGAGTTATTATATTTAATGACGTACCAGATATCTATCTCTATGAAGATGAATGTGGTTATGAACCTAAAGGAGGATTCAAAGAGTATGATTCTTTGAAAGAAGCAATCAAGGATAGTCCTAGATCAAAAATACATCGTTACCCAACTAAAAATACAGATCATGAGTTTTGAACTATTAAATGCAGAAGTTGAGAAAGGTCTAGGTGACTTCAATAGAGGGATACCAATGGGCTTTGATCGCTTGACTAGATATGTAGGTATTCGTAAGGGTATGTATTATTTGATAGGTGGTAACACTGGTTCAGGTAAAACATCATTCATCGATGATGCATTTGTTCTTAATCCTGTTGATTGGGCTATGTCTAAAGAAGGAATAGCTTCAGGTATTAAGGTGAAGGTGTGGTATAGGTCCATGGAGAGAAGTAGAACTTACAAGATGGCCAAGTGGGTATCTCGTAAGATATTTCTAGACCAGGGAATCATTATTCCTGTAGGTAAGATCTTGGGTTGGAATGAAAAGATGACTAAAGATGAGCATGATCTGTTTCTACACTACAGAGATTATGTAGAGCAGCTAAGTGAAATTGTTACAATCATTGATGGACCAGAGAATCCTGTAGGTATAGCTAAAGAGCTAAAGACTTATGCTGAAGAAAATGGTGAGATAAGACAATTGGATAAATGGAATAAAATATATGTTCCTAATGATCCAACACAAATCACCATGGTTGTAGTAGATCACATTGGTCTTCTTAAGACTACAGCAGCTCAACCAACTAAGAAAGATGCCATTGATAAGATGTCTGATGAGCTGAGATATGCTAGAGATTTCTATGGATATAGTCCTGTAGTTGTTAGTCAGTTCAATAGATCCATATCTAATCCATCAAGATTAAAGAATGGAGATGTAGAACCTCAGCTAGAAGATTTTGCAGATAGTTCAAGCACACAGAATGATGCTGATGTAGTTATGGCCTTGTTTGATCCTATGAGATATAAAGTGGCAGATCCAAGTGGATATGACCTAGATAAACTAAAAGATCAATACGGTGCTAAATACTTTAGATCCTTGAGACTAATCAAGAATTCATATGGTGAGGATGACGTGAGAATTGGACTAGCATTCCTAGGTGAACTAGGTCTGTTTAAAGAATTGCCTAGAAAGAAAGACATAACAGATTCAGACTATGAATCAATTACTAACAAATCATATTTCCTAAGAGAATGACAATAAGAGATAAAAGACAGAAAGAGTTTGCTGATGTATGGCTCAAGCATGGTAAGTATGGTATATTGAATTTGTGTCCTAGGTTTGGTAAGATAAGAACTAGTATACTAGCTCTAGAGAAACTTAAACCTGAGAGCATATTGATTGCCTATCCAGATAATAAGATTAAAGATGCTTGGCAATCTGATTTTGATGATCTTGGGTTTGATGACAGCATTGTCACATATACCACCCATCTATCACTAAAGAAGTATGCTGATCAAAGCTTTGATGTTGTCATCATTGATGAAATACATCTACTGAGTGCTGCTCAGATAGAAGTGTGTAAGGACCTGTTTGATGTTAATGGACAGATCCTTGGTCTTACTGGTACATTATCCAGTTGGACAGAAAGAACTATAGAAGAAGAACTTGATCTACATGTAATAGCAACCTATCCAATTGAAAAAGCAATTGAGGAGGGAGTTATTGTAGATTATGAAATCAATGTTATCAGAGTGCCCTTAGACAATGTTGTACTTAATGATTATAAGAGTAAACAAAAGACTGAAAAGAAGCAATATGATGCCCTATCATGGGTAATCAATAAGCTTCAGAACAGTGGATCTGATACAATGTTTATGAGACTTGCTAGAATGAGACTTATTCAATCATCCTTAGCCAAAACTAATGCTACAAAGGCACTTTTGGCTGCACATGAAGATGAGAGAGTGTTAGTGTTCTGTGGTACCACTGCTGTTGCAGACAATCTAGGAATTCCTTCCTATCATAATAAGTCTAAAGAGAAACAAATCTTTGAAGACTTTGCTGAAGGAGCAGGTAATCATCTAGCTGTTGTAAAGATTGGTAACACAGGAGTTACATATAAGCCTCTAGACAAAGTGATTATTAATTATTTCGATAGTAATGCTGAAAACTTAGCTCAGAAGATCAATAGATGTATGGCCATGGAGTATGCTACACCAGATAAAAAAGCACATATATACATTATCAGTAGTAATGAACTTGTGGAGCTTAAATGGTTATCTAAGGCATTAGAATTTTTCGATAAAAACAAAATAAAATACATATAATCCTTGACTTTATCAAGAATATGTCGTATCTTTATACAATAAAACTAAATATTAATAATTAAATCAAAAAAACAATGGCAAGCAAATTAGTTGGGATTGTTGGTGCAACTGGTACTGGAAAGAGTACAGCAATTAAGCACCTGAATCCAGAAGAAACGTACATTATCAATGTTGCAAAGAAAGAACTTCCTTTCAAGGGAAGTGAGAAGCTTTACAATGCTGAAAACAAAAATTACAAGGAACTAGAAGATGCTAACGAGATATCTCGTTTGTTGAGAACTATTTCAGAGAAAGCTCCTCACATTAAGAACATCATCATTGAAGACTCTAATTACATTATGGGATTCAATATGGTGGCAAAAGCTACAGAGGTAGGATTTACCAAGTTTAGCATTATGGCTAAAGACATGGTGGATCTATTTAGAACTGCTAGACAATTGAGAGATGACATTACAGTGTTCTATCTTAGTCACCCAGAAGAAAT